AACCCAGATATCCCAAGACCTGAAGCAACTAGCCAAAGAGTTACGCATCCCGTTAATTGCTTTAGCCCAGCTTAATCGTGGTGTTGAAGGTGAGAACCGGACTCCCAGACTATCGGATCTCAGAGACTCTGGTTCCATTGAGCAGGACGCCGATCTGGTAGGGCTACTGCATGACCCAGCCCCAGATGCTGAGGGTAGTGTTCGCCAGATTGACCTTCACGTAGCCAAGCACAGGCAGGGTAGGTGTGGTTCTATTCCACTGGTGTTCTTCAAAGACTTCACAAGGTTCGAGGGAAGGGTATATGAAACCGTATCACAAGGAGACTTGGCAGCGTTTGGGTAAGGAGATGCTGGGTAATAAGGAGACTACCAGATCGGAGTATGAGTCTGCTTATATTGCCCTCCGCAGGGATGACCCTACCCTAGCCAATCAACTACTGAATGCCAGTAAGAAGGCTCCAGACTTTAAGAAGATGGCTGGTATCAAGTCACTAAAAGACCTGTATCCAGATGGGAATTAAGGGGTAATTAATTTAGATTTAGCACAAGTATACCGCATTCTGTGCTGAACATTTCTTAGTATTTCTTTGCTGTGAAAATATGCAGAAACAAGAAAACCCCTGAGTACCATCCGGCACAGAGGGGTTGCCTCTTATGAGGGCTTTATCAGCCGTTACGGTAGGTGTAGGAGAGCCTACCTACTTGGCTAAGAATATAACCAGATTGCAATAAGCTGCACTACACCTCTGTCTGTCCGAGGTAAACCCTCAGCCTCCAGCCCTTTGTTTACCTGCTCGCAAAGCTCATTGTCATTGCTGATAGGGTTGTCATCTGCTGGGAATAATACCTTGCCCCAGTCATCATACTTGAATGTCTCAGCACCTTGGAACTCTGGTATCTGTGGTTCCTCACAGCACATCCTAGCAATGACCTTACGTATATTGTGCGGATCTAGGAAAGGCCCAGAGATTAAGCCACTCTTGCCAGCATTACCAATGCCCTCGTCCATGATGTCGTTCACTATGTTATTCATAGGCTTGTTCTTCGTTGTTCATTTAGTCACCTCCTCTCTTACATAATCTAATTTGTTCCAGATATCCTTGAGCGTCCACTCATGTATCACGGTGCATCCCGACTCAGTGTCAACGTACCCGTCTTTTAGGTAGCACCAGTAGCCGTCTTCCTCGCCCTCGTAATCCAGTTCCCGAACGGCTGGGTGGCTTTCAATTAAGACCTTATGCATTGACTTCCTCACTTTGCCACCTCCTGTTTCATTACTGCTTTAATCTTCATCGTGTTGCTCCTGTTCAGTTTCTCTCTCTAGTTGTTTCTTGAGAAGGTCAAACATCTGACTGATCTTGTCACGCTCGACCTTTCTGTCATCTACTACGGTGAAAAGTTCATCCTGTTGCATTGTTATTCTCCAGTTGCTGGTTCATATGGTCTAACAGTCTCTGGATTTCAGCCTTACTCCGTGACTTCGCCCTGAACTGCTCAACCCATGTGTCACCGTAGTAAACGCTCCAGTAATCCTGCCCCTGTTCGTGCTTAATTTGGTATTTCATTGTTATTCTCCACAATGGCGGGTTTTATTTAGTTGGTGGTCAAAACCAGTCAGGCTTGGATGCGCTGGATAATCAGACGAATCCTGCACCGCGCACAGGTGGTACGAATAGATATCCTCGTCATTCCTGAGATGTGCTATCTTTGAATTAGCCTCATCAAGGGATTCAAATGCTTCATAGTGGTCGGTTGTGGTACAGTTCCTCTCATCAGGGTTGCCGACATATTCAGTCCATACTACGAGGTATTTCACTGCGCCCTCGTTGTTCCAGTTTGCGTATGTTTTCATTGTGCTACCTCCTCTTGTTCTCCGATTACTTCAGCACCCCATAAGGCGGCAGTGTTTCGAGCATCATCTAAGTCCGTAGCCTCAATAATGAATTGCTCCCCGTCTTCTATGCATATGTAGTTTTTCATGTTAGTCCTCCTGTTGTTCCAAGTGTTCCAGTCTTACTGCTTTGCACCTATCGATTATCTTAGCGAACTTAGCTGCCCCCCTTGCGTTTCCATCCCAATGAACTGCTGTGCCAATATGCTTTGCGAGTGATATGATTGATTGATATGCTTCGTATTCCCCAGCACGTTGCTCAATCTTCACGCACTCTTCCTCAAGTAATGAGCTTAGTATTGCGATGGTTTGCTTGTTATATGTGTCTGTTGTTTTCATGTTAGTCCTATTACGTCTGTTATTGTTATGTGTTGCAGTGTTTTGTGCTACTTCAGCCTGTAAAAAATATGGTTTCCAATTACTCTGGTGCGCTTACTCCTGTCTGCCCAAAAGGGATTGCACCCACGCGCATGATAGTGATCCGCATTGCCCGTGAAACTGAGGTCTAGCCTGTCGAGTGAACGTGCCAGTGATAGGGCATATTGGGCCTGAGAATGCTCTCTAAGGAGACTTGGTAGCTTCTGCCTATTCGGATCACCCTTGCCCCAGCAACTAAACTGACGGGCCTGTAGGCATACCTGTGCTGGTGTTAGCTTCCTATTCACACTCCTGGCCTTGATGACAGTGGCGACTGCATACATCCCAGCCTTCCCCTCACCTCGTGCCTCTCCCAGTATGGTCATGGCTACGATCTGCTCCTGAGTCTGCCCGTGTAGGCCGAAGGCTAAGGCGATTGTGGTAAGTATAGTTTTCATTGGTTCCCTTCCCTTATGTCTCTCAGTTTCATCCGTTGCACGTAGGCGTCATATTTTCCGTCTAATATCTCCGCACATATGTGCAATCCAGCCGCCTCATTTAGGTTTTGAAATAGCTTTTCCTTTGTTGTTTCACCGGATCTTACCGAGTCCACTAGGCTACAGCTTTCCCAGTATGGTAGCTCTAAAGGTTTGCCGTACATGGTGTGCACCTGAGCGCATAGTTGTTTGTATTCTGTGTCCGTCATTGTTTTGTCTCCGTTAGTATCCCAGCCACTCAAAAACTAGTTTGGCTGGGTAGGTTTCCTGTTGTTTGTGTTCCTTTTTAAAGTCTTCCCATGCCCCATGCTGTACACACTCGCGCTTCACTTCGGCATGGGTAAGTTTCACTGGGATTGATCCGGCCTTGTATACTGTCACGTATTCGTCCAGCCACATTGCATCATCCATTGGTATTATCATTATTCTGCCTCCCTTTTATCAGTCATCACTTTGTCCATGCGTTGCCCGTAGTTAAGCATTTCAAGCACTAGTTCCCTGCCTTCGTTTTCTGGTATTTGTGCGCTTGTGATCTGCTTTGCTAACTCAAATACGGCTTGGTAGTTAGGTGTTAGGTTCATTGTTTTCATTGTCTTATCCTTACGTGTTAAAATGTCATGTGTTGCATTGTTTTGCGCTACAGTTAGGCAATCACAAATCCACTGGTATCTTTACGGGCCTTGCCTTTTGCTTTGAGGCCCACAATCACGCCTTTTGGGTCGGTAAAGCGCAAGTCTGATTCATCCCCATTAATAACCCTAGTTTTGCCGTGGATCTTGGGTAGGTCATTGGCAAACACTGCCGCCACGTTTCCGCCACGATCTAACACAATTTGCGCGTGTTTCTGATTGGCTGGGGTTTCAGCACGGGAAAAGGTTAGGCTATAGTTTTTAGGCATTTCTCCGGCCAAGTTTGCAATCATTCGCTTTGGATTTTTGGTGTAATCGTAAAACTGGACGTCTGGGAATTGCTCCATAATGCCCCACGTTTCCACGGGTAAATCGCTTGTACCATTTAGGCGTACGCATGGCGTCATGTTCTCCCGCTTGGCTTTACGGATTAGCGCGTGAATATCCTTAACTATTTGGGCAATAAATCCGTCCTTATCCCGTGCAAGCCATAGCGTTTTGTTAATCCTAGCCTGTTTAATCTTAGGGAATGCACCACGTCCGGCAGTGTATAAACAGGCTTCCCGACAGCCTTTAGTGGCAAATGGGCAAGTATTCATGACTCCTGATTGATCACTTGGGGCAAGGTAAAGAATACCCGTCATGAATCCCTGTTTTTGGCCTTTGATAGTCTTTGCGTTGGTGTCTATGCTAAGTAGTTTCATTGTAGTTTCCTTTACGTTTCTTAGGTTAAATTGTTGCGTAGCATTCGCCGGATTCTGTGCACCACACGTGCGTCATTTTGTCCACACGTTGCCCGTCTTCCGTCTGAAAAAACTTTTGCCCGTGCTTAGGGTTGAACCGTATTCGCACAGCATGATCTGGAATATCTGGCGTACAATCTGCCCACACTTCATCAGATTTAAACCAAGCAAAGACGCCACGTTTCCCGCCAGCCAAACACTGCTCAAACTTTTTCCCGCTTGGCTGTTTTACTGTCACAAATTGAGCAAAAATTGACTTGGCTTGTGTGGCCTTGCCGTTTTGCACAAATGACCATGCTTTGCCCTTGGCGTTTAGGTTTCTGTGAAATGTCGTTTGCATTGTTCCCCTTGTACGATTTGCAAAGGCTTGTGTTGCATTGCGCTACAAAGTAAACTTGGGGGCGTTATGGCTAAGGTCGGAAGGAAATCTAAGTATACTCCGGAGATTGTGGAGCGTATCTGTGAAAGCCTAAGATTGGGCGTTACAATGCAGGGTGCGGCCTATGCTGCTGGGATAAATCCGGATACGTTTTACGAGTGGAAGAAGAGATATCCCGACTTTGCCGAAAGGGTCACACGCGCGATAGGTGAGAGTGAGGAATCGCTTGTTCAGGTTGCCCGTCAAAGCTCCGACCCAAGAGTCGCCGTCATGCTACTGGAAAGACGGTTTAAGGGCGGCTGGTCTAAGGGTGAGGCCCATACTGTCGACCAAAAGTCTACTGTCACCACAGTGAATCCCGCCGTGCTGAAGGCATTCTCCAACGCTAAGGAACGCAATCGAGTAACAGATACAGCACAAGTGAAAGAAAAAGCCTAGAAAAACAGGGCTATGGAGAGTTTATCGGAGAGAATCCACCACCAAGAGACCACCCATACCCCCCACCACCCCCATAGGCCACCCATACATATGTATACCCCCCTCCCACTACAAACACCAAAATTCAACTTGTGAACAACCATTCACACATCCTCATCTGCACCTGCTGTCGTTGTGATCTGCGTGTAGCTTATATGTATGACCCTGAGTGTGAGGCTAGTGCTAAGTATCTGAGTGATGTGATGACTGATGCGGTACATGATGAGTACCTGTGTCACCAGTGTGGGATGAATGAAACTTATGTCGAGCAACACGATACAGATGACCCCTGGGCTGAACTCTGAGCAGGGGGGTACTTCCGAAAACTTGACCCCTGATGGGTATGAGGAAACCAAGACAGTTGGACGTAATACGGTTATCGGGTTACGTGATGGTCAGTGGTATAGCTTGAAGACAGGTAAGTTATTTGGGCGTAGGAAGGGTTCTAAGAAGGTTAAGGAGGAGGTTAAGGGTAAGGAGACCAAGGGTAAGAAGAAGAGCGATGAGGAGCTAATTGAGGAGGCTACGAGGTTGGAGAACTTTCCTGAGATGTTCCTGGGGATTAAGCCTTATGAGTGGCAGAAGAAGGTCTTGGGGGAGTTAGATTTTAAGGAGACTAGGGTGGCATTGAAGGCGGCTAATGGTAGTGGGAAGACGAGTGTCTGTGCTGCGGCTGCTGTGATATGGCATATGATGAGGTTTCCTGAGAGTTTGGTTGTATGTACTGCTGGGGTATGGCGGCAGGTGGAGGATCAGTTATGGCCTAATTTGAGGAAGTTTATTACTGGGTTAGGTCAGGATTGGGTGGTTCATAATGCTGAGATTAGGTATGGCAATGGGAGTAGGGCTATTGGGTTTAGTACGAGTGACCCTGGTAAGTTTGAGGGTTGGCACAGGCAAGGGCCGACAGAGAACCTGATGATGGTGATTGATGAGGCTAAGACTGTTCCTGATTCTATTTTCGAAGCTGTTGAGAGGTGTCAGCCTAGTAGGATTTTGATGATGAGTTCTCCTGGTGGGACTCAGGGTGCGTTTTACCGGGCGTTTACTAAGGAGGCGCATATGTGGAAGACCTTTAGTGTGAATGCGGCGATGTGTCCTCATATCCCTGAGAGTTGGGTAAAGGAGCAGATAGACAAGTGGGGAGAGCAGCATCCTTTGGTTCGGAGCATGGTTTATGGGGAGTTTATGGAACTGGGCAATGAGAGTCTGGTTCTGCCGTATAACACTTTGCAGCATTGTGTGATGAATCCCCCGGAGCAGATGAAGGGTGGGAAGGTTGCTTTCTGTGACTTTGCTGCTGGTGGGGATGAGAATGTGCTGTGTGTGAAGGAGGGGAACAAGATCCATCCTATGGTGTGCTGGAAGGAGCGGGACACGATGAGTGCTGTAGGCAGGTTTATTGTGGAGTTTCAGAGGTACGGACTGAAGCCTCATGATATCTATGCTGATGCTTCTGGGTTGGGGATACCTATGTGTGATGCGTTACAGGAGGCTGGCTGGAGTGTTAATCGGGTGAACAATGGTGAGAGGTCTAGGGATAAGGAGGCGTATTTCAACCGTGGTGCGGAGTTGTGGTTTACTGCTGCCAGGGCGGTGGAGTTGTGTGATGTGATAGTTCCTGACGATGATGTTCTTTTTTCGCAGCTAACTACCCGCAGATGTAAGACCAATAGTAAGGGTAGGTTGCAGTTGGAGAGTAAGGATGAAATGCGGAGCAGAGGGCTTGAGAGTCCTGACCGGGCTGATGCTTTTGTGGGGGCGGTTGCTTGTGGGTTGGATATGCATAGTTTTGATAGGCACGTAGTCAGGCCGAGTATTATGGAAGAGTTTACTGATTATCTTGAGGGAGGATCTTATTCGGGGCTTGAAGATGGATTCCGATGCGAATAGTGGGTGGCCTTGGTGCAGTGATGTGGTGTCGGTGGAGATCGCTGGACGGGCTTTGGTGTCGTCGCCCCTGTGTTGCGGGGTCGGATAGGTGGAGCCTCATGAATCAGTAACTGCACCAACTAAGGAAATTTATTATGGAAAGAAGAGATCTACACAGTGCGATTCTGGAAGACATACAGGAGCGCCAACGGTGGGAACACAGGCAAGGGTTGTGGTACGAGATGCGCCACAATGGACTCCGCAGGAAGAACAAGCCCTGGCCGAATGCTGCTGATTTACATTACCCGCTGATTGATACGGTAGTTGATAAGCTCAAACCGTTTTACTACCAGCAGATTGTGGGCATGGATGTTGTTAGTAGCTTTGTGCCTTTATGCAATCAGATGAACGCTTTCACTGTGACTGCCGAGCGTTGGTTTGATTACAAGATGAAGGAGCGTTCCAACTTCCAGACTGAGGCTTTGACCTGGATTGACCATGGTTTGATGAGTGGTCGCAGTGTTTTGAAGGTGTTCTGGGATAATGATAATAAGCGTGTTTCCTTCGATGCCATTGACCCGATGTACTTTATTGTGCCGACCCATACGAAGAAGTTGGCTGATGCTGACCGTATGGTTCATGTGATGCCGATGAGCGTCCAGGCGTTTAAGGCTAGTCCGTATTATAAGCCTGAAGTTCTCAAGCAGATCCAAGGAGATAACAACCGTGACGGACAGAACAGTTCCCTCAAGGAGCAGGAGACGTTTAGCCGGGAGGGTATTACCTATGACAGCAACGATGACCGGGTGATTGTCTGGGAGGTTTACAGCAAGAACGAGGATGGAGACTGGGAGATTCATACCTATAGCCCTGCTGCTGTGGATGTGGATCTTCGCGAGCCTATGAAGCTGCCTTACAAGCATGGTGAGCCTCCGTTTGTGGACTTCAGCTATGAGATTAAGGATAAGGGTTGGTACTCTCCCCGTGGTGTTTGTGAGCAATTAGCCCCATATGAGAGCTATTTGTGCAAGCTGTGGAACGAGAAGACTGATGCGGCAACCATGTACAACCGTCCGTTATTCCGTGCGGAGAGGGAGGTTCCTAATAGCGCCAACCTGCGGATGACTCCGGGCCAGATACTGCCATACGGGATTGCCCCGGTGACCATGCCACAGCCTCCTATTAACTTTGACCAGGAGATGACCAGTGCCCGGATGATTGCCGAGCAACGGATAGCAGTACCTGACTTTGGTGTGGGCCAGATGATTAACACTAAGGAACGGCGTACAGCCACGGAAGTGCAAGCGATTGGCGAGTTAATGCACCAGAGCAGTGACCTGAGAGCCAGAGTGTTCCGGTTGGCACTGGCAAATGTGTATCGTCAGGCGTGGGGCTTGTTGTTGCAGTACGATTCCAGAGACTTGCAGTTCCGCTATTTGGACGATACCCAGGCAATTGACCCTGTAGTTTTGCATAGTGAGTACGTTATTGAGCCAAAAGGCGGTGTGGACGGCATTAATCGTGCACTTAAACTGCAACAGGCTGTGCATCGGAAACAACTATTTGCGGGTGCACCATGGGTTGATCAGGTTGAACTGGACAAGAGCATCATGGAATTGGATGACCCTGTGCTTATTAAGCGCCTTATTCGTGACCCACAATTCAAGGAACAGGATGAAGCCGAGGATGAGGCACATAAGATTACGATTCTAGAGAAGGGCTACCCAGCCAGAGTGAAGGAAGGACAGAACTACGGATTAAGATTACAGGTACTTTTGGGATATCTGCAACAACGCGAAGCGATAGGAGAACCGCTGAGTGAGGTAGCCCAACAGAGGATGACAGAGCGGCTGCAAGGATTGTTGGCCGGGTTGGATCAGACTGACCCGAATATGGCTAAAGCTCTGAGAAAACAGTTAATGGAAAACAATGCTCAAGAAGATCAAGGTAATATGGAAGCACCTGCGGCAGATGGAGTCGCAATGGCATGAACCTGAATGGACTAGGGAAGACGGTGAGAGGCTAAGGTCTTTCTTTCAAAGCGAAACAGGTAAGAAGCTAAAGAGGGTTTTACTTAACATGACGCTGAGGCACAACGCTTCGGCAGTACATGAGAAAAAAGATTTGGAATATAATTGTGGTTCGGCTAGTGGGTTCAGTAATGCGGTGATGACGCTGGAATCTTTAGCCAAACCACTGCAACAATCCGAGACTGAGAGTGCCATGGACGACTCCTCAGAACTCGATAGATACAGTCCATAACTACGCTGGGTAGGGAGAGCGCCGACTGCCTAAGCGAATAACTGGCCTAAGCTACGGGACTGCATAAGGATGGTGCAGAACCCGAAACCAAGCATCCTGTCGTAAATGAAATGAGTACACCTGAAAGTGAAGTAGTACAAAACAGTACAAACGAAGAAGTAACGCTGGAGACCCTAGAGAATTTGGCAGACGCCATAGACCGGGGTGAAACACAAGAACCGGAGAGACAGCCGGGGAATGACCCAGGTGAAAGTACACCGGAAGGTGAGACTCAAACAGAAACTGAGTCTTCCGTGGATGCGGAGGGCGATGGTTCTTTGACAAGTGAATCAGAAGACTCAAAGCCAACCAAGGCTGATAAGGATAATGCTAGGCTCGATAAGACTTGGAAAAAGGTCAACGAGGACAAGCAATCATTAGCCGAGGAAAAAGCTGCGTTTGATAAGGAGCGCGAGGAGTTCTACCGCAATAAGGCACAGCAGACTGATGAATATCGTGATGCTAACGGCCAGACTGCAAAGGACTACGAGCGTTATGCTCAACAAATGGAAGCTGATGGTGAGTACGATAAGGCGGATTGGGCTAAGAAACAGGCTGAAAAGGTAAACACCGAAGCCAAGCAAAAAGCCCAGCAAGCAGACACAAAGGCGTTTCAGGAAAAATGGAGCGATAACTTTGAGAAGGCTGCTGAAGAAAATCCCGACCTTAATACTCGCACATCAGATCTGTATCAAAAGGTAGAAGCCTTGATGCGGAGTAAGCCATATCTGACCCAGTACCCCGAAGGCATCCTTGATGCAGTAGAGGTAGCTAAGATGCAGTTAAGCAAAAGCGCTGAGGCTGAGTTAAGAGATTCACTGACAAAGACTCAACAAGAACTAGAAGAATATAAATCAAAGCTGAGTATTAGTGGTAGCCCACCAGCAGACAGACCCGGAGAGGCATCGTTTGATAACCTTAGTGACGAAGACCAGTTCAAAAAGCTGGAACGACTCGCAGCCGAGTATGATCGAGGAGGGCAAGCACTGATAGGAGGCTAGGAGATAAAATACAATGGCTGACAATACTACGTCTACGACAGGCTTAACTAACCAGTTCCAGACGTTTTTCGATAAGAAGCTGCTCGACTATGCTGTACAGGCGCTAAAGCTCGACCAGTTTGCTAACAAGGCTTCGCTGCCCAAGAATGCGGGTGCTAAATCCGTTCGCTTCTTCCGCTACGGCGAGCCTAAGACTGACAAGGTGATGACTCTTTCTGAGGGTTCTGCTATCGGATCTAGTGATCATCGCGTCTTGGAGATGGAGAATGTCGATGCGACCCTCGCTCAATACGGTGAGGTGATTCGTGTTACCGACTTGATGAGTGCTACCGACCTGCTTAACACGCTGAAACAAGCCTCTGTTACCGCTGGTCAAGATGCCGCCCTCAAGTGTGACACGGTGGTTCGCGATGTTCTCGTTAACAGTGGCGACAGTGATGAGTCCGATAGCCGCACCAAGCGTTACGCTGGTAGCAGCAATAGCACCTGGGCCAACCTGGCTGCTGACTCTGGCACTACTGCCAACCTCAGTGCGTCTGAGTTGCTCGATGCTTGTACCAACCTGAAGATTAATCGTGCTCCGATGATCAATGGTGGTTATGTGGCTATCATGCCGCCTCAAGTATCCCGCGACCTGATGAACGACAGTGACTGGCTAGAAGCACACAAGTACAGCGATGTGAATGGCTTGTACAAGGGTGAGGCTGGTTCCATTCATGGCGTTCGCGTTGTTGAAGCTACCAACCCATATCGGGAAGATGCTTCGGGCGCTAAGGGTACTCATGCTGCTGCTGGCGAAATCTATAGCACCATCATTACTGGTGGAGATGCTTACGGTGTGCCAGCCCTCGCAGGTGACAGCCCGATGAGTCCTAAGATCGTTGTCACTGACACTCCTGACAAGAGCGACCCGTTGAATCAGCTAACCACTATAGGATTTAAATTATTCTATACTAGCGTTGCCTTAAACAGCAATTTCTTCGTGGTATTCCGCTCCAAGTCTGCTTACGCATAATATCAATGGGGCGGGGCATGGGTAACACTGTGCCTCGCCCCACCTTTATGAAACGATGCCTATTTACACTTTTAAATCTAGAGATGGGGAAACCCTGGAGGAACTGGTTCCAAGCAACACGCGCCAGATCGAGAGAGAAGGCAAGCTGTACCTGCGTAATGAACTCCCTGAAGCATTCGCGGTCACTGGTCAGGTACGTCAGAAATCATTCAAGGACAACATGAGGGCCGGGTATTACAAGGCTGAATGCAGTGAGGGAGCACGGTTTCGCAGTGATTATTCCAAGAGCAAGATTAAGAAAGTCTGGGGGTTATAAATGGGTACATTACAAAACAGGACAATTGCAGAGTCTTACACAGAGTTGCTCAAGACGGCATCTACGACAGGGGTTGACGCCACAACCTTGGACACCGTGGAGGACGGGGATGCTACTAGTACCGCTTTGCAGTTGTCCGGGGCGGCAGTCAAATCCACAGGAACCTTAACCTCAGCAGGTAATCTTGATGTTAACACCGATAAGTTTACCGTAGACGCCACCACAGGTAATTCAACCGTAGCCGGGACACTGGGAGTCACAGGCCAAATAACTGGCAATGTCACTGGCAACCTTACCGGAGACGTAAAAGCTACAGACGGCACTTCAGTACTTGATAGTGGCACGGACGGAACTGACGCAACTTTTACTGGTACAGCCACCAAGGCCGACCAACTTTCTACTGCCAGGAACATTGAGCTAACCGGAGATGTCACTGGTAACGTAGACTTTAATGGCACATCGGATGTAGATATTTCATCCACCTTGTCGAACACGGCAGTCACTGCTGGCACATACGGTTCTGCTACTGCCTCTCCTCGCTTTACTGTTGATGCCAAGGGGCGCATTACTGGAGTCTCCGAGGTTACCATTACAGGTGGTGGCGGAGGTGGCGGAGGTGGGTCTGACGCGACATCGATTCAGGGTGTTGCTGTTAGTTCCACTGATCCCACTACTGACGGCGAGGCACTGGTTTACACTGGCTCGGAGTATGAAGCTGTTGCAGTGGTCAAGGATGCCAATGCGGTTTCAACCAACACTGCAAGCAAAGTGGTTAAGCGTGATTCCTCTGGTAACTTTGCCGCTGGAACTATCACTGCTGCCTTAACAGGAAATGCATCTACTGCAACTGCATGGGCAACGGGACGGGAGGTTGCGCTTACGGGTGATGTCACTGGCACGGCAACCGGAGTGGATGGTTCGGGTAATGTATCAATCTCCTCCACCCTGGCTAACTCC